GGCCCTGCGCGAGCGCGGAGTGAGGAACCAAAAGAAGGAGACCGGGATGCACTACGGGATAAAACCCTCAACCAAACCCCAAAACCTGACGGATGACGGATCATGACGAACTTCGTGTGTTTTTCTCTATGCATTGAAAAAGTAGTCTCTAAGGAGAGACCTAGGGAAACCCGTCAGGATCCGTCATCCGTCAGGATTGCCCCCTGCGGGCCCTCCGGAAAGGCCCCCTGCCAGAAAGGCCGTGCGAGAGTCGGCAACACGGCTAAGGTTTCGGCGGCGCCGCGGCCCTCCCCCTGCCCGGGAGGTGGCCGATGAGCGCCGACAAGCTGACCCCGAAGCAAACCGCCTTCGTGAAGAGCTATTGTCGGCTTGGCGGTATGAACGCGACCCAGGCCGCCATCGCTGCGGGCTACAGCGGCCATGGCAAGGGTGCCGGTGCCGCGGTATCCGCGAGCCGCCTGCTGCAGCTCCCCCACATCCTGCAGGCCATTCGCGAAGAGACAGAGCGCACGCTGCGGGCTGGCGTGGCCCTGGGCGCCCAGGTGCTGGATGAGCTAGCAAGGGGCGCCGTGAGCGAATCTGTGCGCCTGCAGGCCGCACAGGCCCTGCTAGACCGGGGCGGAATGCAGCTGGCCAACCTCAGCGAGCACCACGTCATCGGCGAGGACAAGCGGACGGATGCCGAACTCAGGTGCCGGGTTGAGGAGCTGGCTCGCGAGCTGGGCCTGGCGGCCAAGGTCATTCCCGGCGAGCTGGTCGACCTTCCGACCCTCCAATCTGAGGGCCCTGGTTGCAAGGATGGTTACAAGTCCACTCCAAACAACCATTTTAATATTGATTCGAATGGACTTATCGGCGAATAGCAACGGTCTATCAGACCAAATCAATCTCCACCCACCCAAAACCCGCCCCGAAGGAGGCAAAAAATGCTTAGTTCCCTAGCTTCAAAACTGACCGGCAACAACCCGAACAAGCTGGCCGAAACCATCCAGCGCCTGACCGCGGAGCGCGACGCCGCCAAGATCCGCCAGGATGTCGCGAGCCAAGCCTGGGGCGACGCTTTGGCCCTGCAGGCCGAGGGTGATGGCGATGCGCCCGACACCGTCAAGCTGGAACGGGAGATGGATGCCGCATCCAAGGAATTCCGCGCCAAGGAAGCAGCCCTCACCGCGGCCAAGGGCCGCCACGGCGCCGCCGTGGTCCAGGCGAGCCGGGACGGCCTATCTGAGCGCTGGGCCAAGGCCGAAGCCCTGGCCAATGCCCGTAGCGCCTGCGCGGCCCGGCTGGCGAAGTCCATGGAGGCCTTCGCCGCTGACTATATCGCCTTCCTGGAGGTAACCTCGGACTTAACGGCCGCCCTTCCCGGGAGCGTCGACCATGATGCCGCGGTTCTCACTGAGCCCCTGTTGGAGACGGCTGTAAGGAAGGAACTCCAGCGCCTGGGCCTTGCCTGGGCGTTCAGTTGGCCGTGGGGGATCGTGAGTATCCCACCGTTCACGCCCCAGTTCGAGGTCAAGGATCTCATCCGCCAGTGGCGTGATAGCGCCATGGCCCGCGCCACCGGCCGGTAAGGCTAGACCATGTTCGAAACCCCGATGGCCCCCACCAATGCGCAGCCTGCAGCCCCGGCCGCAGCACCCCAGGCGCCGCATCAAATCCCCCTGCCCGGCCCATCATCCCAGGCCCCGCAGCCCGCAGCGCAGCCCGCAGCGCCTACGGCCCGGCCCAGCCTTTCTTCACTCCTCGGCTTGGTGGCCGAACCGGCCGCGACCATGGATCCTACGGCCGCGGCGGAAGCGGCCATTTTGGCAGAGGAGGAGCGCCAGTCGGACGTCCTGACGTTCGCAACCGCACCTCCAAGCATCGCCCACTATCAACTCGACTTGCCGCCAAAAGGAGTCGAAACCTCGCTTGATCAAGAAATTGCGATGAGGCATCTTTTCCTGGATTCTGGGGTACCGGCTCACTTGGGCCAAGAGGCCAGCCGGCTCTGGAACCAGGCCATCCTGAATCCACCCTCCGAGATCGACCGGACCTTGCAGGGGAAGGCCGCTCAGGTCTCGCTTGAGCAGGCATGGGGCCCGGACTTCCAGAAGAACTTGGCGGCCGCTCAAGGCATCGTGGCTCAGATGGCCAAGACGCGCCCGGAAGTCGTCCAGATGCTAGAGGACAGCGGGCTCGGGAACAACGCCTACCTCATAAAAAGTTTGTTCAACATGGCCCGGGCCCGTGGTGCGAAATGAAAGCTTTCCTGCTTGCGGTTGCCATCGCCGGCTACGCCATCGCCTGCGCCTTCTGGATCCACGCGGAATTCCCCGGCATCTGGGCACACCGGTGGCGCGTTGGAACCGTCCTGGCCCGGTGGTTCAGGCTCAAGAGGAGGGCATCATGACCGACTACGCCGGCACTACCGCTCTGTTGCTCGGCCTGGTGGACGCGGCTGCCCCTATGCCTGCCCCTACGCCTGCCCCTGCTTCTGCGCCCACGCCTGCGGCTGCCCCTGGCCCTGCGCCAGCTCCCGCGCAAAGCCACCGGCCGCGCCACCCGCGCCGGCACCGGCACAAACCCCAGCCCGCGCACAAGCCCGCGCCCGATTCGTTCGAGCATGAACCGGATGGTCTGGACGCTATGCCCACCGTCCAGCCTGGTGAACGAGCCAAGGTGCTGAGGATCCGACTGTGAACCCAGGAGCGAACATGGCCATTGGCTTAACGACCAGACAACGCGGCCAAGGGGAGGGCATCATGACCGCCCCCGCCTTCGGCCACACTGCCAGGCTCCTCGGCTTCGACATGGCGCCCAGCGTCTCGCAGCCCGAAACCGGCTCGGAGGGGCTTTTACGCGCGCCCAGTACTTCCAAGAAAGAGCAGTACTCTCCGCGTGCCTGCGATATGGAGGGCGCCGCCCCTGCCGGCTCTGACCCCGGCCCCGGCTCTGGCTCTGGCTCTGGCTCTGGCCCTGTCCCTGTCCCTGTCCCTGTCACCTTTGGCCACGACCCGGAGGGGGCCCCAGACCCGAATCGCCAGATCGAGGGGGGCACCCCGGATTCTGGGCCCGCGCACATCACCCGTGGGGGCGACTCTCGCGATTGCAAGGCTCCAGAGGTCGACGTCGAAAAAATTCCTGTTGGTCCTAAAAATTCGGAAAGGGGTTAAAAAATGGCTGAGTCCAAGCTGGCCGAACTTGCACAGCACCTTGAAGAGCTGAAGCGCAGGCAGGAAGAGAACCGCCTCGACTACTACACCGCTTATCCAAAGCAACTTGAGTTTCACGAAATGGGCGCATCCAAGCGCGAGCGCATGTTCATGGCCGGCAACCAGCTCGGTAAGACCTGGTCGGGTGGCATGGAGATGGCCATGCACCTGACCGGCCGATACCCTGACTGGTGGCAGGGGCGCCGGTTCTCGGGCCCCATCCGAGCCTGGGCTGCCGGCGTGACCGGTGAATCGACCCGGGACAACCCGCAGCGCATCCTCCTGGGCACTCTGGGCCGGCAGGGCACAGGATCGATCCCCAAGGATGCCATCGTCGAGGTGCGGACCGGCCGCGGCCTGCCCGACGCCCTCGACAACATACTGGTGATGCACAAGTCCGGAGGCATCAGCCAGGTTGCCTTCAAATCCTATGAGCGCGGCCGGGAGAAGTGGCAGGGGGAAACCCTCGACGTCGTGTGGATGGATGAGGAACCGCCCATCGATATCTATTCCGAGGCTCTGGCGCGCATCGCGGCCAAGGGTGGACTGGTTTACCTGACGGCGACGCCCCTGCTGGGCATGTCGGCGGTGGTTCGCCGGTTCCTGAATGAGCCCACGGCAGACCGCGCGTATATCCAGATGACCATCGCGGACGCCCTGCATATCAGCCCACAGGACCGCGCGCGCATCATTGAAGGCTATCCATTGCATGAGCGGGAGGCCCGGACGCTGGGTATCCCCATGCTGGGATCCGGCCGGGTGTTCCCGGTGGCAGATGAGAAGGTTGCCGAGGAGGCGTTCGCCATCCCGAAGCACTGGCCCCGGATCTGCGGGATCGACTTTGGCTGGGACCATCCCACCGCGGCCGCCTGGCTCGCCTGGGATCGTGATACGGATATCGTTCATGTTTACGACGTCTACCGGGTGCGGGAGGAAACGGCGGTCGTCCACGCCGCAGCCATCAAGGCCCGGGGCGACTGGATCCCGGTCGCCTGGCCCCATGACGGCCTGCAGACCGAAAAGAGCGGAGGCGAGACGCTGGCCGCCCAGTATCGCAAGCTGGGCCTGCGGATGCTCGGCGCCCAGGCCCGCTTCGAGGATGGCGGCAACTCTGTTGAGGCCGGCGTGATGGACATGCTCAACCGGATGCAGACCGGGCGCCTGCGGGTTGCTGCGCACCTGGGCGAATGGTTCGACGAATTCCGGATGTATCACCGTAAGGACGGGCGCCTGGTTAAGGAACACGACGACGTGCTGAGCGCGACCCGTTACGCCCTGATGATGCTGAAGAGCGCCCGGACCCGGCCGGACTATTCCCAGAGCAGGAGCTTCATCGCCGAAGGCGTCGACGACCCGCTGAACTTAGGCGGGCCCGCACAGGGGCGCCCGGCCGGCACTGGCGTCGTCTGGGGCAATGAGCGCCCCGCTCACCTGGACAGGCACAACCGCGCAAGGCGCGACGGCTCGGAGCCGAACTCCGATAATTTCATCTTCGATTGAAAGGAACACCCCATGCCCGTTCTTCGTTGTGACCCTCTCGCATATAACCTCGGCAGCAATCTTTCTGCCACCGGTGCGGCTGTCTCCATCCCCGGCGGGGAGTATATGTTCTTCGCCGAGGGCACGCCCGCTGGGGCCACGATCAGCCTTCAGGCCTTGACGCCGTTCACCAGCAACTGGAAGGACGTCGGCGTGTTCTCGGGCGCGATCGTCAAATCTGCCACCCTGCCGTTTTCCCAGACCCTGATTGAACTACCCGCGGGTCAGGTCCGCGTTGCCTGCACCGGCGGCTCCCCGACCGGCATTTACGCGAGCCTCATCGGGCTCGGATAGGACGCGACGGCCGAACACTGGGCCCGGTGGTCATGGGGGGTGATCCCCAAGGCGCCGGGCCTTTCTAAGAA